ATTTAAATTTATCAAATCTTGAGGAAAAATAGTATCTTGGTCTTCTTCCAGATCTTATACTGTCTACAAATTTTTTATTATCAACACTTGATTCGTCAAAGAATAACATTTTATTTATTCCAGAACGGGGTCTAAATGGTTTTATACAATCTTTTAAAGAGTAATATAGATTTCTATTTTCTTCTTTTGTTATAAATGTTAATGGCTCATCTACGTTATCTGTTCTATATTCAGATATGTAATTAGACTCTAAAGCATCCGTATAAACATTTGCATTGTCTTGAGGATCATATTGTGGAAACATTGTTCTATAAACTACACTTGTACCATCTGGTCTAAATCTATAGTTACCATAATTATCTAAATTTAATAAATCATTTTGATTCCATTCAGCAATAATTAAAGAATCTATATCAATGCTATTTTTTGTTTGAATATGATCTATTAAATCTTTGTCAAGAAACATTATACTTCCTCAAGAGATATAGAGATATCCCAAAGATCGTGATTAGTGCTTCCTCTTTTTACAACATTATAACTAAAATCTGAAATAAAAACTTCTAATACATCTGAATATTTATCAAGGTTTTCATATATTGTTGTATTAAAACTTTGTGGTTTATCGTAAGATAAAAACATATAGAATGATCCTGTATTTAAGTCATACCATTCTAGAAGTTCTGCTCCTCCAGCACCACCATCTGCTGTATATTCGGATAGTCCAGGAACTGCTGCAACCCCGTTATTATCAAATTCTGGATCTCCATCATAAGATCTGGAGGGTAATAAATTATATGCAAAAGATACATTCATCTTATCTGCAATATGATATGAACGTAAATGTCCGTTAACCATTCTTTTTTTATTTTCAAGTCTATTAGTAGAAAAAGCAATATCACTTCTATTATGATCAGAAAGGATTATGAAGTCTTCTCTTTCAGTGCCAGAAATTTGTGGATAGCCATCTAAAATGCCTGAAGAGTTATTGGAAAAAATAACTGCCTGTGGTCTAATCCACTTTTTTCTTGAATTTAAATATGCATTACTAACCATTAGTATCTATTTCCCCTCAAGTTTGCATTACCCTGCCTTGACAGCTTAGCCATAACTACATTTGCAATTTCATCTGGGGAAGAATTTGTTCCAGAAACATTTACATTTACATTATATGTACTATTATACATTGGAGATACGGTTGAAGTCAAACTTACTTGATTAACTGGTAAATCCACACTAGCTTGATCTGGAATAGAATACTTTGGAGATCCAATTCCTTGCAAAAAGTTATTTCCTAAACCTTTACCAGAACCACCAAGTCCAGGAAACACTTGACTATTAAGTGCATCTAGAAAAGATCTATTTTTATCCGCTACTGATTTTCTTATAACAAATTCTCCAGGAGTTAGCATTGCTGGAACCTTGTCAGTCATGCCTACGCCTGGCACAGTGCTACCGTGAGCCATTTTTAGCGTTGGAGGTGATTCACTTGATCCTTTATATGCAACGCCTCCATAAGCCATTTTCATCATTTTTCCACCATACTGCCTATATTGATTATAGTCAACTCCAGATACGTTTTTAAAATCAGCCATCAATGCTTGTAGCAGTTGTTTTTGAGTACTTGTTAAATTTTTTTGAGCCCTTATAGCTTCTATGGTTTGCTTTTGTTGAAGCAAGTATATTCTTAGCTCTGTTGCGGCTCTTGCATCAGCCAACTTTAGTCTTTGCTCTTCAATAATATACAATCTATCTTCAACCACCTCTATTTGTTCAGTAAGAGTTTTATTTCTTCCCAATATTTGCTCTCTTGTTAACATTTCATTATTAATTGATATTGCCAAAGATTTTATTTCTGACTGCATCTTTTCTTCCAATGCTGCTCTTGTATCTTCAAGTTGATATTGTGCAGATTTATATTGCATATCATTTGCCGCACTTGCTGCTGCTGCTATATCTCCAGATGCTAGGGCGGTTGCAAGGCTTATTCTAGATTCATCTTGACTTAATATTCTATCATTTGTATTAGCAACCTTATCTAATGCCTTAAATCTTTCATCATAAACTTCATTTATAGAGTTTTCTTTTTCAGAAAGTTGCTCAAGACCTTTATTATTTAATGCTAACTGTCTTTGCTTTACTTTTATAACTTTATTTTCATTTTCGGCATTTTGTTCTAATGCTTTTGTTTGGCTGTTTAGACTTGCAATTGTTTTTTCTTCTGAACTCATTGATAGGTATGCAAAAGCTCTGTCAGCAATCAATCTTTTTTCTGCAGACTTTGTTAATTCATCTAAAATTCTTTTTCCTTCTTTTCTAATTTTAGAAGTTTTTGATTCTGTCATTGCAATTGCTTCTAGATATCTTACTTGATCTATTAATAAAACTGCTTCCATTTTTGAAGTTCCAATAATTTCCATAGTTACTTGCAAGTATTTTTGTTTTTCTTTTGTAAACTTAATAAATTCTTCTACATATTCTTTAAGAGTTTGAGTTTTAGATCCGCCTTTGTCTCCGTTAGGATCGTCACCTTTAATCAGCGTATCTATTGCCTTATTAGATTCAGTCTTGAAAGCTTTGGCGGCATCTACTTCTGATTGTTTTATAGCCTGTAAAACTGCTTTATTTGCTCCACCTTCACCACCAGCATACTGTTCTTGCGCTGCTAAAACTTTTGTTTGATATATTGTTGTGTAAACTAGCAGTAAATCTTTTCTTGTTTTATCATCTAATTTTAAAAATCCGTTAAGTTCTTCACCCATAAGATCATATCCAATAGTATCAAAAACTACTTGTTTTGTAATTGGAGTTTCAAGAGCATGTATTCTTGTTGCAGCAGAATATAAAGAGTCTATTTCTTCTTGACCAATTGTTGAAATATCTATAGTTGTTGTAATTGCTGAAAAACTTTCAATAAATGATAATTTATCTTTTAATTCATCCAGCCTATCTAAGTCAATATTATCAAAGTTTACTATTTTTCCTAATGCAATTCCTCCATATTGTGATATTTCTCCAGCAAGAATTGATGCATATATTTTTGTAGAAGCTGCAACGTTGTCAGAACCAATTGCATCGTCTAAGTCTTTTGACATTTGTTTTGCAAGTTCTTCACTAGCTTCAGAATCTATTAATGTTTTCACATATATATCTTTATATTTATTTAAATTTTCTTTTAATGCATTTAATGCTATTGAATTTTTTGCTTCAAGATCTGCTTTAATTTGTGCCTGCTCCTGTTCGCTTGCAGTAGGAACCATGGGACCTGCCTCTGTTGCTCTTGTTGGATCAATTGGTTGCGTTGGGTCTAATTGACTATTTGTTTGTTGGAAGCGCCTTAAAGCATCTTCAGATTCCTTTGCGGCTTTTAAAAGATCTTCGGTTGAATTAAATCCAGAAGTTCTTGCCAATATTATCATTGAACTTGTACTTCTTTTATCGGACTCTTCATTTAATATAGAAACCTGTCTATTATATTCTTTTAAATCAATAGTTCCTTCTTGGAATGCAAGACTTATAAGGGCTCTTGCGTTTGCTTCTTTTTTATAATTTTCAACTGCTATTTCTGAATTTTGTGATAAAACTTGTTCATCTATAAATCCTTTTCGTCCATTACCAAATAATCCTTGTAAAGTCTTTTCTCCAAAATTTAATTCATTATAAACTTTTTGAGCATCTGCTTTAAGCTGAGCTAAATCTAGCTTAGCAGAGATTTCTGCATTAATTTCTACAGCATTTGTTAATAAATTTTTTCCTCCTACTCCAATTAATGAAGTCAACTCTCCAACAACTTGAACTCCAAACCTTTCGTCTCCAATGGCTTTACCAACTTCTGAAGCAATAGCTGCCGCCTCTTCTGGACTAATTATTCCAGCAATTATTGAAGATGTTAATTGATTTCTTAAAGCTTTTACAGCATCCCCTCCAGAAGATTTTACATTTTTAATATCACCTACCATTGTTTTTCCAGCACTTGATTGAACAAATCCCGTTCCAGCCTGTTGATCCTCTTGCGATATAGTTGAGCCTGAAGCTTTTTCAATTGAAGATGTTAATAATTTTTGAGAATTTGTTTGTCTTCCAAAGAATTTCGCCATCTCATTAGTTTTATCAGCACTTCCATACATTGCTTTTGTAAATTTTGAAGATGCTTCTTTTGCCTTTTTTAAATCTTGATTTAAAGCATTTAATAAAAATCCTGTAGTAAGTAAACCCTGTACAGCAATACCAATTGGACCTCCTAGCATTGCAAATTTTGAAAATGTGGACACAGAGGTTGCAATTTTAGGAATTAACTTTCCCATTCCTTTTGAAGTTAATTCAGTATTTTTTGAAGCCACTACTAATGTTTTTGAAAATTTATTAAATGCTGCTACTGCAACTAGACTTGCTGCAGCTCCAGCTGCTTCTTTTCCAAATGCACTTTCTACTCCAGCTTTTTTTGCAATGAATTCTCCACCAGCATATCCACCAATTCCTACACCTATTTGTTTAACATTAAAACCACGCTTAAAAGCCCCTGGTCCTTTTTCTACTTTAACACCAGATGCTTTCATATCTGTAATAAATCTAGAAGCTCCACCTTTAATTGAATTTCCTGCAGAGTCTATTGTAGATACCATTCTTTGCATTGCCATTGTATGCATTGCTCCTGCTTTTGCATAAACTGTATTGTTTGCAGATATTTTTGCAAATGTTGTTGATAGTTTTTGTGCCCCATCATTTAATGCTAAGTTAAGTTTTACAATAGCTCTTGATGGTGTCATAGATGTATCTGTTCTTAATGCTTGACCAGTTGCGGAGCTACTTGCTCTTTGATATGGATCTCTTTGTCCCATCATAATATTTGCTCTTGTATATGGAAGACCAGGAAGTGTTGGTTTTAAATCTTTTACATTCTGAACTATTCTTTGAATATTTTCTTTAGCAAAATATTGCATACCTGCAACTCCACCAGAATTTAATTTTTCACCATCATTAATTTGTTTAAGCAAATCAAAATTATTTTGAGTTGCACTTTTATTTACAACAAACTCACCAGGAGTTAGCATTGCTGGCACTGTGTCTGTATTGCCAACTCCAGGAACAAGAGTTCCATTATTTGCTCTTAAAACATTTCCTGGTGAAACACTTTTACCTCCAAGACTGTATCCTGGAATAATTCCACCAAAATTTCTTGCAAGAGTTTCTGTCATAAGCACAGGCAGTCTAGTTTTTAAATCACTTGCTACTCCAGTTACTCTAGATCTTCTTTGACCTAAAATTGTTTCTTGTTCTTTTTTCAATAATTCCATAGCATATCCAGGAGTTCTATGATAAGCAGTGGGTTTTTTGTTTCCAAATGCTTCAATTAAGTTTAAAGCAGGAGTGCCAGCTGGAACTTGTTCATTTATTAATAATTGTTTAACCATTTTTTCTGGGAAACGGCTATCAAATCTTTTCTTACTTCCTCTATAAGATTTTAAGTAATATGCAAGCACTTCTTCAAATGTCATATCGCTTCCAGGATTTCCCCTTGTTAAAGCATTACTCCATGAAGACTGTGCAAGCAATCTTCTATAGTCATCAGATCCAGGAACTAGCCTTCTTCTTTTTGCTTCTTTAGCTCCTTTTCTAACTAATGATATATTTGTTTTATATCTTGCAAGGCTGTCTACACTTGATGTAAAAGCACTTGTTAATCTATTGCTTGATCCAGCTATAAAGGGATTAAAATCTAAATTTCTATTGCCCGTATAAGAGCCAATACTTTTAAAATTTAAAATCATATTATGAAGTTCATCATAATTTTCAGATCTAAGTGCTCTAACAATCTTTGCTTGTTGTGAAACTGGAAGCTCATCGCTCAGATTACTTCCTAAAGCAGTTGCTCTGGTAAGATTTTGCTCTTTTTGTGTAGGTTTAAACATTGATTTTAAAGCGTTTAACATACTAAAATCTGGATCACTTACTGTATCTTTTTTAGTTACACTGTCAAAACCATGTTGAAGATCTCCATCTCTTATTCTTTGCGGTCCGCCAGTTGTAGCATATGCATTTAAAGATTTTTGATTTAATCTTCTTTCTGCTTGTATAGGTCTTATTCTTCTTCTAAGAGATTGCCCTACTTTCATACCAGCTTTTGCAACAAGTTCTCCTTTGGCAAGATATTGAGTTCCTGGAACTTTTCCACCTTTATTTAAATATAATTTAAAGGCATAATCTTCTGCTTCTTTTTGTATTTTACCAAATTCTTTTTCATCTATTTTTTTTGATATTTTATATGCTTTATTTTTATGTTCAGCAACCCCACTAGCAATTCGCTTTATTCTATCTGCTGGAATTCCTTGTTTTTTTAAAAATTCTATTAATTGTAATTCATCATACCATTCTGCTGTTCCCATTAGACTTGATTCAGCTCCTGATCTCGCCATTGGGCTGTTTGCTGCTCTTGGAATTAATGATCCAGTTGTTGGAAAAACATCAAGCATTAAATCAGGGGCCTCATTGTTAAAACCAAATAATGATCCTCTAAGCTGACTAACTTTTCCTCTTGGGTATGCATTCCCACTTCCTGGCGCTGTTAATCCTAAATTTTTTGCATGTTTTAAGAATTCTGGAGTTCCTGCATGTCCAAAAACATAATCACTATTTTTTTGTCCAGGCTGTTTAAATAATTTTAAGTTTATGAGTTTCCTAGCTTCTTGTCCACCGAATTGATCAAATTCTGAACCTATTATTCTATCTATGTCTGTTGGAGAATAAGAACTAAATCCTCTTTCACCTTCGGTTCCAGAAAGGCTTGACTTCTTGCCAGCACCACTCCCTGTTCCTTTTTTATAAAGTGTACTTGCTCCTCCAAAACGTGCTCTTTCTATCTTTCTTTTCAGAATTACATTATTTCTAAAATTGTTAGGCAATCTTTTTACAATACTCGTAGGAATACTTTTAACTACATCTACAATTTGAGAAGATCCAGGACCAAATCCTAAGTTTTTAATTGCTGCAATTTCTTGAGCTTCACTCATAGCTCTTTTTAAAAGTGCTCCCCCAAGATTTAAATATTGAACACCTTTTGCCATTCCTCCAGAATTAAATGATTGCGATTTTCCATTATTATTAATTTTGTGCAAAAGTCCTAAATTATTTTTTGTTGCTTCCTTGTTAATAACAAATTCTCCAGGAGTAAGCATTGCTGGAACAGTGTCCGTATTTCCAACTCCAGGAACAGTAGTTCCACCTGACATAAATATTGGTCCACCAGAATTTCTTCTTAATGCTCTAACTATTAAATTACCAGGATTAATTCTTTTTGCTCCACCAGCCGCTCCAGCCGTTGCCCCAGCCGCTGCAGTAGCTCCTGCGGCACCTGCAGCACCTGCAACTGCAAATGATGGCAGACCTGCAGCAGCTCTTTGAGTAGCAATCATTGCAGAATAAGATCTTGTTAAATTTGTAATTGCTGCTGATGCAGCATTTGCTGTTCCTACTTGTTGAACAAGCGTTGCATTTAAAACTTTTGTTGATCCAGAAAGTTGTTGAGCAGCCATTGCCGCATCCATTTCAGCAAGGCTTAAATATTTTGAACTTTGAGTAAGTGCACGAACTGCACCTAATGGTCCTCCAGTAATTAAACCTTTTCCAAATAGTGCTATACCTTGACCAAATTTTGCAAGAGTTCCAACAAGGTTTAAAAACAATCCAGATAGCATTGTAAGTGCTGGAATTAATACACCTACAATAGTTATTGCAATTGCAGCAAATTGTTTTTGACCATCTGATAATTTATTAAATGAATTAACTATGCTTGTAACAAAATTAACAACTGGTATTGCAAGTTTTACAAACATTTCTCCAATAGGAGCAATAGCTAATTTTAATCTTTCTACTGCCCCAACTAATTGAACTCCAAAAGATTCTTCAATAGTTTTTAATTCTTTGTCAGCAGTTGCTCCAAGTTGTTCTGTAGTATATCCCATTGTTGCGATAACCTGTTGAGCCTGAGATCCTTTTCTGTTAATATTGTCAAACAATGCCCCAAGTTTTGCATATTGGAACTTTCCAAATACTTGTTCAAGTGCTTGCTGTCTTGAAAATTGATCAAGACCTGCTAGGGCTTCTGCAAATGCTGTTACTGTTCCCATAAGGTCTCCCTTATTTGCTTGGATAATTGTATCCAGACCAATTCCCATTCCGCTTAACATTTCTGATGCTTGTTTTGATGGATTAATCAAGGAAGCAAGTCCAGACTTCAATGCATTCGCACCTTCTGCAGCATCAACTCCACCCTCTTGCATTGCTGCAAGAAAAACTGTAAGGTCTTTTACGTTTCCACCAAGACCATTAATAACTGGGGCAACCCTAGGAATTGCGGTAGCAATATCGTTAAGGGTAACGACAGTCTGGTTCTCAACCATATTTAAAAAGTTAATGGTGTCTGCGAGATCTTTACCAGATAGTTTAAAGGCAGACTGTAAAGAAATTGTAGTTTCAAGTGCTGTGTTTTGATCCATTTGTCCAAGAGTTGCAAGCCTTGTTGCCTGAGTTACTGCATCAGTTAGTTCTGCACCTTGCCTACCTGCTGCTGCTGCTTCTGCCGCAAGTCCAATAGTATCTTTTACTGCAATGCCATATTTTGTATATTCTCCAGCAAGACTTTTTATTGCTTCTAGATTTTTACTAGTGTCTGCAGCAGTTGTAGTAAGATCTCCATAAACTTTTTTAAATGCAACCATTTCTTTTTCAAGCTGCATAAATGTTTTTCCAGCAATTGCCCCAAATATTGTAAGAGGTACGGTAAAACCAACCATAAGTTGGCGACCAGTCCATTGAACATTTTTACCAAAATTTATTAATTGTGTAGTTCCTTGCTTAAACATATTAGAAAGAATTTGAGTTTTTTGAGCAGCAACAACTGCTTGTGAAGAAAATGCAGCAAGTGGTCTAACTGCTAAAGCGTCTTGAAATCCATTTGCAGCACCAGAGGTAGCTATAAATTGTGTCTGAAGCCTTTTTGCACGTTCAGAAGCAAGTGCCATAGTCTCTGCTGCAATTGCACTATTTTTATTAAATTTTGCACTAAAAAATTGCCCAAGGGATGTTTTTCCTTTGGACAAAGTTTTATCTAGTGTAAAAGCAGCAGTAGAAAGTCTAACTGTTTCTGCTGTAAAAAGACCAGTTTTATTTATTGCAGTTTGTAATTCTCTAGAATATTCAGATGCGAATGTTCCTTGAGCTTTATTATTTTTATTAAGTGCTAAATTAAATGCATTAATTTGGGATTGAAGTGCTTGAAGTTGAGACGCAGCATTACCTGTATTAATCTCAATATCGATAATGCCTTTTGCTACCTCAGCCATTATTAAATCACCTCATAATCTAAACCTTGTCCAATACCAAAACCAGCTTTTCTGGCTGCAGCACCTTGCAAGGCAAGAATGTTATTAGGATCGGATGTTGCACCATTACTAAAAGCTCTGGCTTTTATCTCTTCCCATTTATTCTCAGACGAAGAAGAATCTATATTAACACCTTGTAAAGCAGCTAAGAATTTTTTTTCTTCATAGTCTTGACTACTTTTAGCTTCTAGTATTGCTACTAGTTCTGGCATACATATACTGTCTTCCATTTCAGAGTAACTCTTCCAGAATCCTAGAAGAAATACTCTTGATTCTAACTCAGCAAGATCTAGTTCGTCCCAACTAGAGCCGCTGCTAGTGCGTTTGGGTCATTTAACTGAATCCCTGCAGCCACTTCAATTACCTTGTAAACAGTTGGAAGGTCCATTATCTCTTCCATTATTTCTTTGGTTGCTAATTCTGGCTTGTATTGCTTCATTGCAATAGTTGCACAGTTTAATAATAAATCCATTGATTTGATATTATCATCTGCAATTTTTGGATCTGATATTTTTTGAAACTCTTTCATAAAGTCTCTAAGTAAAGAAATTTTTAGTGGTTTCATTGTTATAGTAGAGCCATCTAGTAGTTCTACTTCCACAATTTCATATACGCTTGTTGCCATTTATTCCTCCTATAGAATATATCTAATTATATCATATGGGGCTTTATAAAAGAAATTACCTACCCCCAAATTAATGAGGATAGGCAATATCTATTATTTAGTTATATTTAGGATGTACCCTTTGCACGGTCAACAATTTTTCCGTAAGAGCCGTTTCCTGCTGGAAGCAAACGAAACGATACTTCATACATAGATGGAGTATCACGCTTTGCTGAAACAGTTACACTATCAATAGATAGTGCACGGTTTGCAACATAGACACGCTCTACTTGATTTGCACCAGTAGCTGCTGGATCACCAGAACCTGGACCAACGGCAATAAGAGCACGTTCCAAAGGAACTTCTCCTAGATCGCCTGCTGATAGGTTAAGTGTTACCTCATCTGCGTCAGAACCGTCATAGTTAGCATCTGAAGTTGCAACTGCAACAACAAGGTTTTCAAGAGTAGCTTCAGCAAATGCTGTTACCATATTTACCTGCATACCTTGCTTGTAAAGCTTAGCAACGTCAAGAAGCTGATCAACTTGAACTTCACCAAAATCTGGTTGGAACTGTAGTTCCAAACCGTTCATGGTGTAGCCTACGTTTCTCCAATTAGCTGATGCTGATTGAACGGTATCTGCAAACAGAGTACCATCAGCAAATGCTGGGATACCTGATACAGAGCCACCGTTAAACGAATAAACTTCTGCTCCCTCGTTATAGTCTAGAGGACCAGAGTTTGAAACGAATAGCTGAGCTGCACCGACAATAATTTGATTAGAATTTCCACGAATAGCCATATTTTTTTTTCACCTCTTCTTAGTCTTAAAATTAATGGGGATATTGGCGTTTCCTAATATAATTATACACGCAGTTTTTAATATTATATAGGTCTTTCATTAAATTGTGGAGAATGATAGTCATATTTAATAATAAGGTCTCTTGTTGGATTGTATTCCATAAAGTCAGACACATCTTGTTGAGTTTCTGTAAATCCAGATTGATATACATTTATGCAATGAAAGTGGTATTGATTTAAATCTTTCCCATTTTTTACCTCAGCATATCCAGGCAAATTTTTAGCAAATTCATTGATATCTCTTCCTGCATCGTCTTCTCTATCAAGTATATTTTGTATAAGGCTTGTTAAGTTTATAGTTGTTGCATATCGGTCTTGCTGATTGCGATTAATGTCATACAGAGAGCCTCCAACGATAGTATATCTCATTTGGTCAGTCTTGATAGGATAGAAATATTTATAGCCTCCTCGTATTCTACTGAATTTATCAAACATAATGTATGGAAGGTCGTTGTCAATTACAGAAGTTGGAAGGTTATTTGCTGGGGCAGGGAAGAATGGGATTATATCAGGACCTCCAGATGTGGGTCCATATAAATTATAAAATGCTGGTGCATATGTTTTAAACTGTTCCCATACATACAAATTAATAATATTTTCTGGTCTATATGCCATTACTTCCTCCTGGTGCATTCATAATCCACGATAGTGCAGCTTTTTTACCTTTTGCATAAGCTCCACCCCTAGTTGCAGATGCAAAATATTGTTCAAATACTCTTGGGTTTGCAAAATATTCATAGAATCTAATTGATCTTAAATGCACTTCTGTAAAATAAGATCCATAGAATTCATCAAATGCTCTTAAGAATGAGCCTCTTGTTTCTCTTCCACCAGGATTTGCAATTATAATTGGTCCAGTTCTAAAAAATTCTTCTCCATCAATTTCAAAAAATAAAGCTTTTGCTTCAACTTGATTTATTATAACTGTTTGACCATCTTCCATAATTTGAGCTTTATTATAAAAAGGTTCTGTTGATGTAGGAGAAGGAACTCTTGATTCTAAAAAGTCAGCATTAATTACTGCAGAAGTATTGTTAGCAGACATTGTTAAATCAAACAGTCTTCCCATTGGATTTCCAACTTCCCCCCACTCATATACATGGTGTAACATTCCTGGATGAGATCTTGCAAGACCATCTAAATAATCATAAAAGGCATCTATAGATTCTTCTCCAACTTTATTATTTAAAATATTTTTATTTCTTTTTAGCTCTGTTGCAAAAGCACTTGAGTATTCAACAGAGTTTTTAAGCATTTTAATAACATTATCACCTTTTATTCTAGCTGTTATCATTCTGGTATTTCCCACTTTTGATTTGCTGATCTTGTTAAAAATACTCTATACATTCCTATATTATGAAACATATCAAAGCTTGGAATAACTGTTTTTACTTCATACTTTGTTTTTACCGTTTCAGCTTTTGTTTTAAGATTTTCTGAATTAATCCAGGCAGGATCTCCATTTGGATCTCTCATATTTGTAATAGCTGTTGCATTTATTGGATAATATTTTCCAGATGCACTTTTTCTAATATCCTCGTTTGTTCTAAAAAATATTGATGAGTTGTAGTCTAAAAATTTATCTTTTATTTTTAATTCTGCATCTAATGATTGTAAAGATGCAGTTATTGCTGAACAGCTAACTTTTCTATCTAGCCTCCAGGTTCTTATCATATTTCCATACTCTGATTGTGATTCTACTGCATAATAAATATCTGCAGTCATTGGAAAAAGAATGCTATCAAGAGATGAGTTGAATAACATTTAAAGCACCGAAACACGAATATTGTTTTTGTACTTTTGTAAAATCCTGTCCACTATAAGATTCCCTGTTGAAGCATTAAAGTTTTTTGCAAACTTAATTTTAAAATCTTGGTTATCAAATGATTCAATATACTTATTAAGGTATTTCATATTATCGCTTGAGATATCTGCACAAAGAAGTTTTGCTGCTTCCTGAATATCTTGTGGTACTACTTTGTATCCAAAATCGGCATCTATAACATAGTCATATCCATCAGCGAATGCTCTTGAAAGATATCTATCTCTCCAAACCTGAGGATATTCTGTCTTATTGTCCTCACCATAAATTGGAACTACAGATGTTCTGTCTTTACTAATTACAAAATTTGTTTCATTAGACATTAGTGTGGAATCAAACACTAGCGTTCCATTTTCATACACTTTATAAAGCTTATTTATTTTTTCATTTACCACCAAGTAATCAGAGCCATTTCCAACTATCTCTTTTTCTTTTCTAACATATCCAAATCCTTGTGAAACTTCAGAGTCAATTATGTATCTTGCAATTCTTTCCATTTCTGTTACTGAGGAAATTGATTTATTTAAGGAAGTAGACAAGGCTTGCAAGTTTGACACATACGGTCTTACAACGTCTATATTGTCAATAATGACCACCTCCTCCAAATAGTTAAATACTGAGGCTTCAAGACTGCTATCATAAAGGGCATACTTTTCATCAAGTAAAAACGTCACTGTCCCAGAAGGGTCAGATTCTTGTACTATATCAAATAGTTGGTTATTTGAAAGATCCGTATAAACTAAAGAATAGACTGAAGAAGGAACTAGATCAAAAAAGGTTGCTGATGGAACTTGTCCATTGACTCTTAAAACTTCCATTATTTAACACCGAAGACTTCGGCTACCTCCTCTGGAGATGTGACTCTAATTTTGGGGAATTTAATAACCCATTGGTCAGCATCTTTTTTATTTACAACATTATATCCTCTATCAAGTCTACCAAGAATTTTATCATACAATCCAGCATTGCTTACAAATAAACAAACTAGGTTATCTTTAACTTTTTCCATAATGCATCTATCTTATTATAGCATTTATAAATAGATAAAGAGGAGACAAATTAATGTCTCCCCTCTAAATATTTCTAGAATTAACTAGTCTTGCATGAATGCTACTGCATCAGTTTCTTCGATTGTTACACCAAAACGTAGGAATACGGTATATTCTACTGTATCCTTTTTTGGCTTGAACTCACGATGAACTGTTACATCTCTCTGGAATCCCCAGATGCGATTTTCTGGGAATGTAAGTGATACATAACCAGCTGGCATCAAAGGAACTTCAACTAATGGAAGACCTAGAACACGATACTGCATAGGCATACCAATGGTTTGCGGTAGCGCACCATCGATAACACGTTCTACAATACGCTCTGAGTTTAAGTTACCATTAGATCCAAGACCGTTGATTATATTTGCAACGGTTTCAGTATCTGCATAGAACTTCATGGTTGAGCGAGATGCACGATACTTACGAGGCATTGCAAGAACAAGTCCCTGTAATGATTCGACAGTTGTACCATACGTAGCGCTATGTCCATCAGCTTCAATTGCAACAAAGCCTTCAAGGATATTTAGGAAGTTGTTTGTGCCACTTCCAGTACCATTTATAGCTAAATCTTCAAGATCATTTGCGAATGCACGGGTCATTGTGCGAACCAAGTGGTCCTCAAGACCTGAGCCTTCGATATTATCTTCAAGTGCTTCAGTTGAAACTTCCCAGTCAAGACGAATCTTTTTCGTGGTAAGTTGAACCTTAGTAAATTGAACATCGGCATTGGTGTAGCTTGCATCAGCCTGGGCTGCTGCACGGATTACACGTTCTCCAACATTCATTTTTTCAAGTTCGGTTGTATTAGCTCTCATCGTGACTCTACGTCCGTCTTTTGCTAGTACTTGCTGTTCAAAGATATACTCAATAAACTGACGTGACTGTTCAGGCTGCAAAATACCGCCATCAGATACTAGATCACCAACTGGGTTCGTGTTGTCAAGAATTCCTGCTGCAGGAGTTGATACTCCGCCAATTCCACCAGATACGATAGAACTTGCTGCAGCCGACTTTTCTAAAATTTCATTATTTTCTGTCATTTTTTATTTCACCTCCAGTTTCTCTTAATGATATAGGTCAGCGGAACTTAGGAAACGTCCACCCCACTGAGACCCTTTTGTTATTTTATTTCCCTGAACGATTCCGCCAAGATCGCCAGACTTTCGGACAGCTGTATCGTCTTCTAGACCATCTACACGCTTTCCAAAATCTTCAAGATTGCTTTTTACACTAGAAACTTCTTCCTTGGTTGCATCAACTGATTTCTTGATACCTGCAATCTCTTCATTTAGTGACTTGATTGTTGAAACAAGTTCACTCACTGCCTCTGTTACTGAAACCTTAATTTCGTCAACAGCTTTTACAAGTTCAGAATCGGTTGCATCAACTTCAACAACAGACTTTTCAACTTCAACGTCATTTAAAGAATTTTCATCTGCAACATCTTCTGCAGGTGCTTCTTCTGGATCAGCAGATTTAACCACTACTTCCTCAACAGCGTCAACTGACTTTTCTACGGTTTCTTCGGCAGGAGTACCAGCAACAGCTTTTTCAACTGCAACTTCTTCAACGGTGTCTTCTACTATTGTATTTTCTTCTGACACGTTATTCTCCTCCTTTATATTCTTTTCTACAGCTGACTCATTATTGTCAACTGATGTTTCAGACATATCGCCTGAAGTATGTAATGTTTCGGAAACTTCTTCGGATTTTTGTAAGTCTGAGCTACCTATAAACTTATTCAAAATTGATTTAACAGTCATTGCTTTCTCTACATCCTTTGTCTCTACAAAACCTATATTCTTCATGCTAACTTCGCATGAAGGACAGCTTGAATCTTCAACCTCTGAAAGTCTGACAAGTCCGTCATTCTCACACCAATATATATTTTCAATGTCTGCTTTTGTAATTATACCATCATTTTCTTCATCTTTGTCAATTTTTTGAATAGACACAACATTTGCAAATTGATTTGCTGGATTATCTACCAAAGATAGCTCGTGCAATTCATAGTCCTTTACAATTCTAATTGTTTTGTCCATATTTGCATCATAAGAATTTTCTGAATCTTTGATTACTCCGCCGATAGAAAATCCTGTTAGAGTACCATCTAAAACTTTTTCCCAAGTATCTTGAGCACCTTTTGAAATATATGCATCTACATAAACTCCATTATACAATTTATCTGAGCCTTTGTCAAAAAACTTTTCCTGTCTAAAATTAACAATTTTTCCAACTGCAATTGGTTGATGCATCTCTCTCAAATTTCCTCGGAATGTTTGAAAAGCTTTTATACTAACAGTTGTGGGAACAATATCTGACTGCTTATCTATATTGTCAAGCGTAGCAAAACCTGAAACGGTTCTACGCTCTTTATCTATTTTTGCTATTGGCATAGACAAATTTATGTCGTTATTGTCTGAAGTCCAATAAGCCTTGTTTAAGCTAGTCATCTTACTCCTATTATATATGTAGTTTTTATAACTTTATAATATTGTTATATTATACTACAGATCTTCCTTCGCCACCAGGATTTCTTCCTGTTGTGGTAGAAGTAGAATCGGATGCTTGATCAACTCTTTGCTGATCTCTTTGCCTTGTACCAGCCATCTGAGCATTTTGCTCTGCACGTTGTTGAGGGGTCATTGCTACTGGGACATCTCCTTCTGGAATTACTGGAAGTCCCAGTCTTGGTCTAATGTCATTTGGAACAACTACTTGTGCCCTTAGATATCTTTCATCTATTTGACTCTGAGTACTCTCATCAGTAAGAGTTAGTTCATTAAACTTCATTAGTAAAATATCAGTTTTTTCTTTAATAATTTTATTAATAGTTTTTTCTAAATTCTTTTGTGATGGTCTCGCTACCTGTTCTTTAAATGTTCTGTCTGAGACAAGTGCAGATGCAATTGAACTTCCAGGATCTGATCCAACTTTTGAGATTGGTACCTGATGAGCCATAAGAATGTCATGAACATTAGAAGTTCTATATTTATCAAATGATCCTTCTTGAATTCCATTTTCAACTGGTTCCATTTTAAATTCAACTTTATTATCTGCCGCATCTCCAGGAAGTGGGATATAAAGAGTTCTATGATTTTGACCACGAAGACCAGATTGAAGGAATCTAAACAACTTATCTTCTGCATCAGCAGAAAGCTTTGCACCTTTTAGGGTAACAATATATCTTGGCACTGCTTTATTTTCAAAATAATCTATATTATATCTTGCTGCTAATTGATCTCCAACAAGAGATGTTGCAGCAGAAACTACATCTGGAACTCCATAGTAAGTATTCTTTGGACTATATTTTTTAATATGAATAAGTTCATTTGGTCTTTGGTCTGTTGTTACAATATTAACAGTTTTTGTGTCTTGAAAGTTTTTAAAGAAAACTACCTTTTGATTTACAATTTGAATGTAACCGTCACGAAGTCTGCGAACACGAACGGTTGTAGATGGAATATGACCAACATATCCAATCTCTCCAGTATTTTTTCTTCCAACTTCAATATATCCATTTCCAGTTGATTCAAAATCTGTCATAGCTTTTTCAAGAACGTGGGTAAAAGTATCTTCATCATTTAACTCTTCTAGCCAAGACGATAGTTCTGTTTTTGCTCTTTCAATTTTTCTTTGGGCTCTTATTCTTTGATTAGAGTCTTCTATTTCTTCAATCCTTGCTTTAACCATATCTGACATTATAAAGCTATATCCAAGACCCACAGTATTTGCTACCTTTGCATTTATCGCAGCGTGGTTAGCAAAAGAATTATCAAAGAAGGATGCAAGTTCATCTAGGTTATAAGGGGGCAGGACTGCATCAAAAAGTCCATAGGCAGTTGTTATGTCTTGTTCTGGAAATAGTTGCTTAGACTTTGCACCATCTTGACCAGTATAAGCTTTTGACATTCTACTAATTCTTCTTTTAAAGTTTGAATCAATTCCACTAAAGCTTTTTACAGTTTCAGACTCTATCATAAAGTCATCTGTTTTACTTGCAACTGGTTTATTTTTATCTAAATTATCTAGTCTTGCTATAGTCTCATTATTCTCCATGAGTGTTTAATCCTTTTTGAGCATCTATAAACGCTCCTGTATCGAGGTCACTTGGAATATATCCTTGTTTCATTCTATCAACTTGAACAGAATGCTCTTCATCCGTAATTCTTGAAACTCCTGGCATAAATACTGCTTTTCCAGCACCTGCACCATAGTGGGCAGCAGCCTGAGTTAATCTATTTATTGCAGGAAGATCATATTTTTTTGCAGGGATGTTCATAAAGTTTCCATTACCATCACCGAATATTTTTCCTGATTCAGTTTTCCAAACATATATTCCATCTTCTGAGGTATTTTCAACTACTCTTACTTTTGGCTTATTTGGCAGTTTTCTTATTCCATCTATATATTCCATGACAACATTGTACCACAAAATGTTATTTAAAGCAAGTATGTGCTCCACTTTACGTCATTTAATATTACAACAGAGTCATAATTGACATTTAGCGTACTACTATCACTTGCAACTCCCAAAGATGTACCAATGTAGTTATCAAAGATATTTTTTGCATCTAGAGAAAGTATTGTAATATTAAGAGCCTTTGGATCTAATGCTTGAGTCCATGTTGCAGAAGCAGACCAGAATGACCAATATTCATCATCAACCATACCCCAATCATCATAGGTAACAAGATTTTGTTCAATTGGATTTAGCTCCATAAAACTTGCAACATTATTAATTTTTAATCCAGAATAGAACTCCATTTGTGCAATTATTCCATCCAAAGAAATAGAATTTTCTTGTAAAGAAATAGCTATACAATTCCAAACTAATGGCTCAATCACTATGCTGTTTACAGCTTTTCCATTTAAAAAGAATTTAGCAGTTTCAAATTCTATTCCAGTTATTGTTTCATAAATTTTAAATGTTGCTCTTTTTTTATCAGTTTCTGGAACTAAAACAATGTCATAAGAATTATTAGAACTAAAAATAGACCCTATTTTTTTTCTCTCATTAAATAACTTATCTTCATTAAACATTAAAAACATTTGTATTCCGACAACTTTTTGATTATTTTTTTTATTTTTATTGATTGGAATCGATATCCCTTTTAATAGATTTTCATCTATTTCAGGTAATACCTCTATTCCAGAATCTCCTGATAAATATAAATAGGGAGAAGAGTCTATGTCAACTAATACTGGAATTTTTCTTTTATAAACATATTGATCTTCATTCTTAGCTATTGGATAAAATTTTCCTTCTGCTGGAGTATTGATTGCATAGAATTGTCCCTCATCAAAAGATAAGGAAGATAGTGCCATATTTTTAATATTAACATTTTCACTATTTATTCCATTAGATTTTAATTCAATATGGATAGTTATGTAATAATTTGCAAACCCTTGAATATCTTTTGGTGGATATATTACTGTTCCACTATTTACTTTATATTTAGTATCTTTTTCAGATAGTATGCTTGATAAGTCTAAAATTTTATCCATACCAACTATCTCAGTATTTGTAAATTGAGTATATGTAAATTGACCTATACCAGAAACCTTTTGCAATGTTAAATATATCTTTGTAGACAAGGAGTCTTCATAATTTGAAGATTCTTGATTATACTTTGAAAAAATTGACTTTGGAGAGTCTATATCAAATTGAATTAAATCTAAATCGTACTTTAACTCTCCATCACTTTGAGTAATATATTTTCCAAAGTAAGATAGCGGTATTGAGTTTTCCCAATATCCTGAAACTGCAACATCTAAAAACATTCCAATATTTGTTGCCTTAGGAATGAGCGTGTAAGAGCCTGCATAATTTAAAAAGTTTTGACTTGAATCTTTAATGGCTATTCCATTTAAATTAAACATTGCTTCGCCATCTTTTTCTGTAAAGAATTGATTATTTATTGTTAAAGAAAATATTTTTCCTAAGAATACATTATTCTGGTTTCCTCCAAAATTAAGGGATATATTTTCTGGTCTTGAAAAAAATGATAATAATGTATTTTGATAAGCTTTTTCTATTTTATCAAAATCAATTCCTACTGAGAAATAAGAGTTTGCCTGTATTGAGGCAGAGTTTATAAGTTGATCATTAAAAATATAACTAATGCTTCCAGAGTTAATTGATATCTCAAAATAACTAGCATCCACATTATTTGATAAATATAACAAGGACTGTTTAGTTGCAACATTTGATGAAGATTTCATAACAGAATACAGCGATTGAGTCTTATAGTTAGTTTGATTTATTTGTGCAAAATATAAAGTTCCATAACTATCTTGATCAATGTAAGAGTTGTTTGGATCCATTGATATAAATAAATTATCTTCATCTTGTATTTCATAATTTTCTTTATAAAAATTTGAACTTATTAAAGATTTTTCAGAGTTTGAAATATTTGTAACATTGTTAAATATAATTTCTGGAACATTATACTTTGGTAAAGATATTCCTTGTGGACTTGCCACTATATTGTTATAGAATCCATCAGTCCACTTAGTTCTATCTGGATATCTAATTGTAGATCCATATCCCGAAAATGGAAAGTCAATATACGAAAGCTCTCCATTATTTGATGAGATTATATTTTCTTGTTCCTGAACTCCCTGACCAAATACATATCTTTTCTTAGCTACCTGCTCTTGAACAACATAAGGGAATATTGAAAAAGAATCTATTTCATACAAATATATTTCACTATCAGTAAAAAATCCTAAGTAGTCTTCTTCTGGTATTGGAAAAGTTTCTATTTGAGCTCCTTCTATATCTATAGATATTACTTTTTCTCCATTTATCATTAAGAATATTTCATTTTCGCTCTGACATATATGAATAAGCATTGGTCTATACCATTTTCCTATAAAATATGATTTACTGTATCCACCAATATTTAGTCTTATAAAATCTTTATCTACATACAACCCGTCATCTGATGATAATGGTCCAAATATCCTAGCTTGAGAAATTTTTTCTGGATTAATTCTTAGCCAAAATTCTGTAGTGAGTAGCTTGTTATACCCAAATTGATTTAAAAATCCTTTACCAGGAAACACAAGAGATGGGAACTTGTTATATTGTTCTAAAGTTAAAAATATAGATGAGTCTCCGCCATCAACAAATTCTGCATATACCGATGATGCAGAGCCTCCATCAATACTTAAGCCATCTATCTGTGCATCAATAATTTCATCAAATACTCTTAAGGAATTTTTATTTAACTTCATATTTCCATTTGAACCATATACCATTGAAATTGCTGATAAGTGTCCAAGCAATGAATTATTAAGTGAAAGTATATATCCATTTTCACCATCATTAAAACCATATGAATCTAAAATTGTACATTGTATATCACCTTCAAAGTTAATTAAAGATTTAATATTTGATGGAAGATTTTCAACTTGCACTCCCGTACTTATTGATGAATATGCCTCAGACCATTGACCTACAGATAAGCCATTAAAGTAAACAGAAGACTCTTCTTCAATTTCACTTGTATTTTCATCAAATACTACTCTTACAAATGGAGTAAAGTTGTTATAAGAGTAATCTGAAGTATTAGATATTTTTTCCCAATTGTTTGTTTTTATATAAGAGCTTGTGTATCTTGTATAAGTTTCTTCACTATTTACAATAAATCCAATATCTATATAAAGGATAGAAGTGGTATCTGGCACATATACATATGTAGAAGTAGAGACAGTTCCTTTATTTCTATCAAATTTTAAATATGGTATAGGCTCTGTTAAAGATAATTTAAAATTTCTTGGAGAAGCTGTAGAAAGGTATATCTTATTTACAGGTAATTCATTAAATGGATATCCTGATAAAGTAAATTGTGCAGATGAACTTATTGCATTTGTAAAATCCCAATTATCTGTAGTTATTTCTTTTTCTTCTTCAGATATTAAAGAAACAAAATAGTTTGGCTCATCCATTGCCCATAAAGCTGCTGGATGCTCCCCGTATATTCTGGAAGAATAAAAATTTGAATTTAATGAAGACATAGATTACCTCTAGTCTATTTTATCACAAAGGCTGCTTTGTAATATCTACAATTTCACAAGCACCTGCAACACAAGAAAGCTCTTGACTTCCAGTTGTACCATCTGTTGTTTCATACAAAGAAAGCATATCCCAGCGAATAGTACTAGGCACTTTTTCTAGCCAATTTTCATACTCTTCTTTAGAAACTTCTTGATATGGAGCCTGCTTGTAAGAATGCTCTGTGGCTGGAAGAAATGAAATTCCTCCAATAGAGTCAAAGTTGTCAAATACCCAAGCCCCTACGCTCATCCACTCATCCTCTTGGACATTTATAGTAACGCTGGGATTATGCTCTGTCCAATGTGTTCTATATGTTTTCCACATTTCAAGGTGATCTATCGCAGTCAAGTCCTTTGTTAGTATCGCATTCTTAGGAGCTTTAATTGGAAAGTAGAACACGGTAGTTGCATCTGGCTTCATTACATCTGCCTCAAATGGAATTCCAGAATCTTTTAAAAACTGTGTCATTGGATCTTTATTGTCTGCTCTAACGCTTCTTAAGTAGTACTCTGAATACCACGGGTGAATTCCAGAAGATACTCCTGTAAGCTGTGACACCGTCCCTGAAGGCTTTACGCAAGTAATTGATACTGAGGGATTAATATTTAAAGACTTAGCCTCTTTATCATTTACTGAAACAGATAGATGTCTCATTTCATCAAGAAGTGATTCAAGGGCTTTTCCATTTGTAGAAGTTATTTTATTTCCATAAATACCTGTTAAAGATACTCCAAGAAGTCTTTCTTCTTCACAATTATCTCTCCAGGATTTTCTAATATACTT